TCAGTCGCTGGAGTCATTGAGCCAAGCGATTGTTGAGGGCAGCTTGGTTGCTGCTCGTGCTGTTGCGTTGGTGAATCCCAATGGCACCACCCGCGCTGATGTTCTGGCGCGTGCAGACAACGGAGCGATCGTTGCTGGTAACGCAGCGGACGTTGAGTTCCTGCAAGTACAGAAAAGCACTGACTTCTCTACTGCACTACAAACAATGCAGTTGATTGAACGTCGTCTGCAGTTTGCATTCTTAATGGATGAAACAGTTCAACGTAATGCTGAACGTGTGACTGCAGCCGAGATCAGGATGATGGCCGAGTCCTTGGAGCGTGGGCTGGCTGGTGTTTACTCAGTCCTCAGCACTGAACTGCAGCTGCCTTTGATTCGTCGCGTCATGTTCCTGATGGAGCAGGCCAACGAGCTACCGCCCATCCCGCCTGGCCTGGTCGAACCTCAGATCACCACTGGCCTGGAAGCTATCGGCCGCGGCAATGACAAGGCACGCTTGACATCGTTCTTGGAAGTCACAGCCGCAGCTCTTGGACCAGAGCAATTCATTCAGTACATCAATCCCTCTGAGTTGATCAGGCGATTTGCTTCTGCTGATGGTATCGACACTGAAGGATTAGTCCGCACTGAGGAACAGTTAAAAGCTGAGCAAGCTCAAGCTCAGCAAGCTATGTTGGCATCGCAACTCACTGAAGGTGCTATTAAGAATGGAGCAACCGCAGCGCCAGCGTCGCCAGAAGCCGGAGCCCCAGCCGGAGGCCCAGCCGGAGCCCCAAGTCCTTAAGGCTGGAGAGACAGAAGACCGCACAGCAAAGCTAGATAAAGGAGCACGCAAGGGCTGGCATAAACGTGCACTGCCTAGCGGCGGCCACTGCACTATTTACGACGGCTTCTGATCATGGACGTTGACTTCAGCGAGAAGACCGGCAGCCCTGAAGAGGTGGCTGCCGAACAACAAGAGCAGGAAAAGATTGACAAGGCCAGGGCTGAGCTTGTTGATGAGAACAGTGCACCTGAAGAGGAGCTGATCCTTGGCAAGTACAAGAGCACCGAGGATCTTGCGTCTGCGTACCAGAACCTGCAACGGGAGTACAGCAAACTCAAAGGAGGAGAGCGCAGCGAGCCTGAAGCTGAAGCGGAGCCCGAGCCTGAGGCAACGCCTGAGCCCAAGGAAGAGGTACCTGCTCTTACTGCTGAACAGCAGCAGAACATCGACGACATCATGCAAAGCGTTTTGACGCAAGCAGGTGGCGAAGAGAAGTACCAGCAGCTGGCTACTTGGAGCAAGAACAACCTGCCTCCCGATCGGCTGAATGCCTACAACAAGGCAGTCGAGTCAGGCGAGAAGGGGCAGATCATGACTGCACTGAAGAGCCTGCAATACGACTACATGATGGCGACTGGTTACGAGCCACGTCTGACTGGAGGTCGTGCTGCACCTGAGTCAGAGACCAAGGGCTTCCGCTCTCGTCATGAGATGTTGACCGCCATGGGTGACAGTCGCTATCGGGATGACGATGCGTTCCGTCGTGATGTTGAACGGCGTATAGCTGTAACTGACGACGCTCTGTTTGGCCTGAAAGGTTGACACCTTTAGATGGTTATCCGCTATAAAGCTTTATAGGTAGCCCCAATGGTGACTAAGGGCCGGTGCTCCGATACCCCTGACGTGACATTGATGGAACGCCTAACCGCAAACCATTGATTTCTAGGAGGAAGAAAGGTGGCAGCACCTAATCTTGATCTGTCCAGGCCCGGTGTAGTTAACGCTGATGCCGGAACATGGGATAAGGACAACAAACTTTTCCTGAAAGTTTTTTCTGGAGAAGTTCTTGAATCCTTCGCCCGCGAAAATGTCTTCTCTTCGCTGATCCAAAGTCGCACTATTTCCTCGGGCAAGAGTGCACAATTCCCGGTGATGGGCCGTTTCGGTAGCCGCCACCATACGCCTGGGAATATGATCATCGGCCAAGACAACATGGCCCAGAATGAAGTAGTCATCCGAGTTGATGATCTACTAATTTCTGACTGCAGCCTGTATGACTTAGACGAGGCTAAGGCTCACTTTGACGTAAGGAGCATCTACTCGCAGGAGCTTGGCCGGGCCATGGCTCGTGCTTTAGACCAGCGGCTGGCTCGTGTACTCACACTGGGCGCTCGTCAGGGAACTGCCGACCTTAAGGCCGACACTCCCTCAACGCTTCTCAGCCCGCTTGATGATCCCAAGCGTACTGGTTCTCGCATCGACATCGGCAAAGCTGATCCGACTGGGGATGATCTTGTTGCCACAGTGTTCAACGCTGCGGAAACACTGGATAAGAAAGATGTTCCCCAAGGGGACCGCTACCTTATCTGCACCCCGGAGATGTTTTATACGCTGATCCAGTCCAGCCGTGCAGTGAACTTTGACTTCAACCAACAAGGAGTCAACGGTTCCTACAAGGAAGGTCAGATCGCGAAGCTTGCTGGGTTCAACATCATCTCCAGCAACAACATCGAGCAGGGCGACGTGACTGCTTCCTCCGGGGAGAACGGTCAAGAGTGGAACCAAACCACTGTTGCCAACTCCACCGTTGACATGAGCCAGACCAAGATGCTGGCCTTCCATCGCAGTGCTGCTGGTGTTGTCAAACTGCGTGACCTGTCACTGCAGATGTCTGGCAATGACTACAACGTCATGTACCAGGCAACATTGATGCTCGCTCGCATGGCTTACGGTGCAGGTTATCTGCGTCCTGAGGCTTGCGTTGAGATCTTCAACACCCTCTGACACTGGATTAAATCCAGCGATAGTTGGCAAGATGGGGGGCAGAGATGTCCCCCTTTTTTTATGGCTATTTCAGTTGATGGCGTGGAGGTCGAAGGCGCACGCGGTCAGTGGGTTACAGATCAAACCCTTGATCCGCTCGCTCAGCAGCCGCAGTACAAGTTCAATGACGACCTGACCGAGGGTGAACCCGTTGGCGGGAAGACACCTGAAATCCCTGAGGGTCAAGGCTGATGAAAGAACTGGAAGCAGTCAACATCCTGCTCTCAGTGATCGGCGAAGCTCCAATTGACAAGCTCAGTGATACGGCAAAGAACGAAATCACTGACGCATCGCTAGCTCGCAAGACCTTGAACGAGGTCAAGCGTGACGTGTGTGCAGAAGGTTGGAGCTGGAACACCGACATCGGTGTGAAGCTGACACCTGATAGCTCGAAGCAATTCTTGCTTGATCAGAACTGGCTGAAGGCTGAGTTCGCACCAGCCCAGTACCCCAACAAGCAGTACGTGCCACGGGGTCTGAAGGTATGGGATCGCCTCAAGCAGAAGTTTGACTTCGGTGATGACGTAGATGAGCTGACGGTCAGCTATGTCCTGGTTGATTTGAAGTGGGATGAGGTCCCGCATCAAGCACAGCAGTACATCGCTATCCGAGCAGCACGGATCTACGCCGATCGCTTTGTGAACAGCAATGCGATTTACGTCTACACGGCACAAGACGAGGAGTACGCCCGGACCATGTTGATCCGTTCTGAGGAATCAGACGGTGAGGCAAACCTGCTGTGGGGTAACAGCTATGGCGCTGGTCAAGGCGTGGGTTACGTGCCTTTGCAAGGACTCTCTAGGAGATCAATCTGATGCGTGGTAAGTCCAGCCTGAGGGGTCGCCGCACCCCACCTGCTTCATTAGTGCAGGCTCATATCGACACCCTTACCCAGGGTGTGAGCCAACAACCAACCCACCTACGTCAAGTAGGTCAGGGTGAAAAGCAGGTGAATGGTTGGTCCTCACCTGTGAATGGGCTTACCAAGCGTCGGCCGACTGAGTACGTGGGCAAGATCCTCAGCACTGAGGAGACGGACTTCTTTCTAGAGACCATGCCGGTTGCGGCAGATGAAAGGTACTCAGTCTTTCTGCGCCCGTTTAACGACAGCGGCACAGCGAAGCTGAAGGTGCTGATCACGCTGAACGGACAGACGTGTGATGTTGCAGCGCATGGCACCGGCATGACGGTGAGCAGCAACGAGGTCATTTGCGACAACACCTCCTACCTGTTCAATCAATCAGGCCTATCTACCAAGTACGTCCTGATCAACAACGGTGCACTTGGCCTGCTGTTGAACAGAGAGAAGACGGTTGCATTGGATGCGACCAAGACCGCAGCCCAGGCATCGGACTCGCTGCTGTTTATCAAGGGCGTCAACTTTGACGTGACCTACACGGTGTTCATCGATGGCACAGAACAAGCGACGTTCACCACACCAGCGGCAACTGATGACCCGAACACGATCAGCACAGATGCTGTTGCTGAGGATCTACGAGCTGACCTGGATGGGTTGAGTGGGTTCACTGCTACACGCAGCGGCAGCGTGGTGCACCTGGTCAAGGATGACGGCAGTGACTACAACATCCGCATTACAGACAGTCGATCGAACCAGCTGGCAACAGTGATCAAGGGTTCGGTCACGTTCTTCAATGAGCTACCGACCGTTGCACCTGACGGGTTCTTGGTAAAGATCGAAGGCAGCCCAGACACTGAAGCTGATGACGTGTGGGTGGCATTCCAAACCAGGAATGGTGAAGCGTTTGGTGAAGGCGTATGGGTGGAGACGACTGCACCTGATGTTGAGACAACGCTAAACAAAGACACGATGCCAATCGTGATCCGGCGTGATGGTGTGCGTCGGTTCTTTGTTGGGCCAGCTGATGGCAGCACTCAAGAGCAAACCATTAGCGGCACCAAGTTTGAGTATGAGTTCCCTGAATGGGGAAAGCGAACAGCTGGAGACAAGACGACTGTTCCTACTCCTAGCTTTGTTGGCTTTCCTATTCGTGATCACATCTTGTTCCGCCAGCGCTACTGCGTGGTGGCTGGTGAGAGCTGTGTGATGAGTGAAGTTGATGAGGTGTTCAACTTCTTCAACGACACAGCAACGACTGTTCTGGATAGCGATCCGATTGATGTGAAGGCACAGTCGGAGACCAGCATTCCGTTGGAGTGGATGCTGCCTGTGGATGAGGGGCTGCTGCTGTTTAGCCAGAAGAGTCAGTTCCAGTGCAGGGCAGCAGACGCTGACGTGTTGACACCGAAGACAGCGATCGTGCTGCGGCTGTCGAACATCGACATGAACAAGCACGTGCGTCCGAAGATCGCTGGACCCAACGTGATCTTTGCCACTGAGGAGTATGGGTTCACTGGGTTTAGGGAGTACCAGTTCTTTGATACGCAGCAAAGGCGGATCGGTCTGAACCTGGGTGGCAACCTGAACCTGACTCTGAACGTACCGAAGTACATCAAGGGTCTGGTTGATATGTGGGATGTGGGTGAGTCGCTCGACTATTTCGTGTGCCGTAGTCCGAGCAACCTGAAGAAGCTGTATGTGTTCAAGTATCTGTGGCAGACAGTGCAGGGCGCACTGGTCAAGAAGCAGGCGTCATGGAGTGAGTGGGAGTTTGATGGAGATATTCAATGGACAAAGTTCTTTGACAACAAGCTGTGGGTGATCTTCAGCTATGGGGATGGGACTTATACAACGACGATTGAGGCGGAAGAACTAACGGATGACACAGCACCGGACGTGTACCTAGATCGCAGGATCCAATTCCCTGAATGCAATAGCACGCCGCAGACTACAGATAACATCACTGCAACGTATGACAGTGGTGAAGACACAACCAAGTTCACGTTGCCTTACACCATGCAAGGCAAGACCTTTGCCATTGTCAGGCCAGATGAAACCAAGAACAAAGGGTTGATCCTTGGTTCAGCTGAGTCAGGCACAGAGATCACATGCACAGTCAAAGGCGACTGGACAGCAACCAAGATCTCCTTCGGCCGTCAGTACAAGTTTGAGTATGAGTTCAACACAGCGCATAAGCCGGCACGAGATCAGGCCAGGCAGCGATTGATTGGAGAGCTATCAGGCAGGCTGCAGGTATCGACTTGGACTGTTGCTCACTACCGCACTGGTGGGTACAAGATCAGGGTGCGTCGAAAGAATCGGGAGAATGACAGTGTTCATACATTTGGCGGGACCATCTTGAACGTGCAAAACAACACGCTCACAACCGAGGCACAGATGTTGGACACCGGGCAAATGCGCGTGCCTATTTACAGTAAAAACACTGAGTGCAGAGTTAGCGTAGAGAGCGATACATGGATGCCCGTGACACTGGTTAGTTGCTGGTGGGAAGGGAACTTCAACGATCGCGCTAGGAGCATTGGCTGATGGTTTGGCTAACACTTGGATCCATGGCCCTTGGTGCAGGCAGCAGCCTGATCAAGGGGTTCGGGCAGAACGCTGCAGTTGATGCAGCTAACAAGGCAGCCAAGTCCAGTGCACGGCTGCAGACAGCACAAGCCATGGCTGGGTTCCAGCTTGGTGAGCTGCAGAACCAAACGCAGTACGCCTGGGATCGAGCACGTACAGCACAGCTGCGTGTGGTTGAAGCGCAGAACGCACTGGATCAAGCGAACTACGGCACGACTCTGATCGGCAATGCGATCGAGAACTACGAGATCAACCAGGGCGCACTGAGAGATCAGTTCGTTGTGCAGGAAGCGTTGCGTGGAACGCAGGTTGCGCTGGAGCAGGGCTACACGCAGAACAAGCTGGCGGCTGACACGAGCAATCAGGTCGGTCAGTACATGCGTGGCATTAGGGATAACGCGCTGCAACAGACGTTGCTTGAGCAGCAGCAGACCAACCAGGTGCAGGAGCTGCTGGGCAGCCTTGCGTTGGATGAGCAGAAGGATGGGCTGGAGTGGCAGCTGCGAAAGCTAGAAGCGATTGAGGCAGATGCTGCTACCAAGGCCAAGACGTATGTGCGCCAAGGCGGAGGTAATACGGCTAAGCGGTTGTCAATGCAGGCAGCCAACAACCTGGGCCGCATCTATGGCGAGCTGGCGATCAAGTCAAACGCGAGGGATCAGAAGCTACGTCTGCTGAGCACATCAATCAAAACCGAGGGTGCATCACAGATGGGCCGGTTGGCATTGGCTAGCCAGGACTCGGCACAACGGATTGCGTATTCACAGAGCAGGTTCAATGCAGATAGCAACCTGAGCCTGAATCAGCTGGAGAAACTAACGATGCCTAGCTTCGACCTGTCGCAGCGTCAGTACGGCCGTGAGCTGCGTTCGCTGCAACTGCAAACGAACCAGGCATTCCAGAAGGGAACGAACACCTACAGACAGAAGGAATACATGGATCCGATTGCACCGATGAAAGGTATTGCACCGATGGCAGTGATGCCAACGATGCAGCAGAAGCAGAGTGGCTTCTCAATGTTTGGTGGCGCTGTCATGGCAGGCGCAAAGGGCGCATTGAGTGGCGCACAGAAGGTGAAAAACAGCGACGGCACATGGAGTACACAATGGTTGTAACTGCTATTATTGATCGTCGTTGACAATCAACTAATGGCAAAGCTAACCGGTGACGCACTGCTTGAGTTTGTGCGGTCAAAGGACGGTACTGATCGTGATGCAGTGATCAAAGAAGCTGGTTATTGCGTGATGCGTGGCGGTCGCGAAAGCCTGCAACGCACTCTGTTCTTCCAAGCTCTTTGTGCAGCACAAGGCACCAGCCTTGGCAACACACTGCCCAAGCCTGGCAAAGGCCGTGCACCTACTTACCTGTTGAAGGTGGGCAAGAACGGTCAGGTTCCAGTGACCGGTGCCTACACATCACAGATCAACGTCAAGCCTGGTGACTACCTGAAGGTGTTCGTCGATGACGGTGCTTTGGTGTTGGAGCCGCAAGACCCCATCACCACTGAGCCCGCCACTGCTGGCGTGGCAAGCGTTGCTTGACTACATTTAAGTAGTCAGCATGGGTAGGCGGCCAGCAGTCAGGCCGCCTTTTTTTATAGAAGGATCTCGTCTTCTACTACCCATTC